GGCTGGTAGTGTGGTATTTAAAGATGGTGGTGCGTCTGGCACAACCGTTATCACGCTTAACACCGTGGCTTCTGCTACGCAACCTACGTATCTTATATTTCCGGGCGAGGGTGTTTTATTCAGCACCAATGTTCATGGAACTGTAACGAACGTAACTTCAGTCACAATTTTCTATGGCTAAGAAAAAAGGCCCCGTCCTATCAGTTGGAAGAGGCGAGAAATTGCCAATCTCCAAGGGGGCTGGTTTGACTGCCAAAGGCCGTGCCAAGTACAACGCAGCAACAGGAAGCAACTTGAAGGCTCCGCAACCACAAGGCGGCGCACGTAAGAAGTCATTCTGCGCTCGTATGTCTGGTATGCCCGGCCCGATGAAAGATGAAAAAGGCAAGCCCACCCGCAAGGCGGCTTCTCTAGCAAGATGGAAATGTTGAGGTAAACATGAACAACGACATAAAAGCAATGACTGATGGCGCTGCCGTAGTAATGGGCCTTGGCGGTTTCTTAGGATGGATGACTCCCGTCGTAGCGCTTGTTGGTGGAATATTGACCATTGTGTGGATGATTATTCGCATTTGGGAAACTGATACCGTACAGCGGTGGGTGTATAAAGATGCCAGCGACAAGTAAAAAGCAAAAAACCTTTATGGATGCTGTGGCTCATAACCCAGCATTTGCAAAGAAAGTTGGAGTCCCTAAAGCCGTAGGCAAAGACTTCAGCGAGGCCAGCAAAGGCATGAAGTTTGGTAAAGACCGATCAGTTTCAACCCGAGCAGATCGACAAGTAATCAACAATCCTAAAACCAATCAAGGTAAACAGGAACTTTTTAAAGAAGGCGGATCTATGGCAACGAAAATGAACCCCGGAATGATGGCAATAATGGCTAAAAAGAAACCTGCTATGAAAATGGCTGGTGGTGGCGCTATGCCTATGAAAGATGGCAAGCCCGCGTTTATCGGTGACGGTAAAGGCGCAATGAAAAAAGGCGGCATGGCTGGCGCAATGCACAAGATGCCTGATGGCAAGATGATGAAAAACTCTGCTATGAAGAAGATGGCTTCTGGCGGTCTGACTGCTGGTCATAAAGCGGCTGACGGTGTTGCTTCTAAAGGTAAAACCAAAGGCAAGATGGTCAAGATGAACATGGGCGGCAAAGCCTGCTAAGGAGTAGATCATGGCAAAAGCAAGAGATATAGCGGCGTTGGCGGGCCTCGCAGGTCTTGCTTATGCCATGCGCAACAAAGGCGACTCAAGCGGGATGACCCCTGAGCAAAACGACACGTTGGCGGATGTCAATAGAGTCAGTAAGATGTCTGAAGACAGCGATACCTTGGCTCGTGTAAATCGTAATATGTCTTCCGGACAGTCGGCAGTAGATGACGCCAACGCTGGTGTTTTAAACGCACTTTCAACGCCCAAAGTAGCGCCAAACGACAAAGCAGGTAATCAAGGCGTTCTTTCATCAAAATCGTTAACACCTAAGGCAAAGCCACAAGACAAGCAAAATATTGTTAGTAAAAAACAGCTGGATGACTATAAGGATAAGTTTGGTCAAGACAAGACTTTGAGAGACTACATGAACTCTCAACGTGCGTCTAAAAATGCACCCATCAAACCAATTAGTCTTCCCGATTCATATAAGTCTGGCGGTATGGTGTCTAAAGTTTCGTCTGCTTCCAGCCGTGCAGATGGTATTGCTCAAAAGGGCAAGACTCGCGGAAAGATTTGCTAATCATGGCAACCGCAAAACCCAATAGCAGTGTAGCTAAGTCTTTAAAAAAGGCTGGGTTTTACGGCGCGAGTAAACCCAAGCGGCTGGGTATTATTAACAAAGTCACAACCAAGCCTCAACGAATTGAAATGGTTGATAAATTGTTTTTAGCCAAAAAAGTTAAAGGTGGTAAAAAATGATGTCTTCTCGCGGTATGGGCGCAATGAATCAGTCAAAGATGCCCAAAGGTAAAACCATTAAGCGCACAGATGATCCACAAGATGTGGAGACATATGCGGGCGGTGGTCTTTATGCCAATATTGCGGCAAAGAAAAAACGGATAGCCTCAGGTTCTGGTGAGCAGATGCGTAGTGCAGGTTCAGCAGGTGCTCCTAAGAAAGGCGATTTTGCTAACGCGGCTAAAACAGCTTCTTACAAACAAGGTGGGTTGGCACAGCAGGCCGCAACTGCTATTGCTATGAAAGCGGCAGGTAAAAAGCCAAAGAAAATAGCTGCTGGCGGCGAGTTAAAAGAAGTGCCTGAAGAAAACACCGGTCTATCAAAGCTTCCCACAGAAGTGCGTAACAAGATGGGTTACATGAAAGAAGGCGGCAAAGCAAAATCCAAAGTAAACGAGGCGGGTAATTACACCAAGCCCGAGTTACGCAAACGTATCTTTAACAGCGTCAAAGCTGCGGCAATCGTAGGTACGGGCGCAGGGCAATGGAGCGCGAGAAAAGCGCAGGTGATGGCTAAACGGTACAAGGCTGCTGGCGGCGGGTATCGTGATTAAAAAGCCCCAGCAATCCCTGAAGGACTGGGGCAAACAAGATTGGACAACTAAAAGTGGTAAAAAATCTTCTGACACAGGTGAGCGATACCTTCCAAAAGCTGCAATCAAAAGTCTCAGCCCTGCTGAGTACGCTGCGACAACCAAAGCCAAGCGAGCAGGTAAAGCCGCCGGAAAGCAATTCGTAAAGCAACCGCCTAAAGTGGCAAAGAAAACGGCAGGATTTAGATAATGGCAACAACTTCTGGGTCAGCAGGCTTTAATTTAGACCTCACCGAACTGGTGGAGGAGGCGTTTGAGCGTGCTGGTTCAGAGATGCGCACGGGGTATGACCTCAGAACGGCTCGCCGGTCGTTGAATTTGTTGTTTGCTGACTGGGCAAACCGTGGTGTCAACATGTGGACGTTTGAGCAGGGCACGATCACCCTGACGCAAGGCTTGAACACCTATGCAATCCCCACAGATACTGTTGATTTGCTGGATCATGTGATTCGAACACAGGCAAATGTGGCGGCAACCCAAGCTGATTTGACAATTACTCGCGTGAGTGTTTCCACCTACGCCACTTTACCCAACAAACTGACCCAAGCACGACCAATTCAGGTCTGGTATCAGCGTTTGGATGGTCAAATCATGCCAACAACGGCGGTTTTGTCTACCAACATCAACGCTACCGCAGACACTATCGTCCTTTCCAACGTTGTGGGCTTGCCTGCCATTGGGTACATCAACCTTGACAGTGAAACCATCTTCTATAACTACATTGATGGCAACACTTTGAGTAACTGCTTCCGTGGACAGAACGGAACGACGGCTGCTTCCCATACTGCAAGTGCCAATGCCAAGATTTACACCAATAACGTGCCCCGCGTGACCATGTGGCCTACGCCTGACGGCTCCCAGACCTATCAGTTTGTCTACTGGCGTATGCGTCGCGTGCAAGATGCCGGTAACGGTGTCAATGTGATGGACGTACCGTTCCGTTTTATTCCCTGCATGGTGGCTGGATTGTCCTACTACATCGCTTTGAAGGTTCCCGGTGGCATGGAGCGATTGCAGGTGCTTAAACAGCAGTATGACGAGGCGTGGATGACAGCGGCTGATGAAGATCAGGAACGCGCCGCGTTACGTCTTGTGCCTAGACAGATGTTCATTGGGGGTGGCTAATGAGTAATCGGTTTGCCAGTGGCAAGAACGCAGTTGCCATATGCGACCGGTGTGGCTTTGAGTACAAACTGACGTTGCTTAAAAAGCTTGTTGTCAAGACCAAGACGTATGACTTGAAAGTGTGCCCCCAGTGCTGGGATCCAGATCAGCCACAGTTGCAGTTGGGTATGTACCCAGTGGACGACCCTCAAGGGATACGCGACCCACGTCCTGATTTGAGTTATCAGGTTTCTGGCTTGTTGGCGGATGGTTTTAGCGGTGGTGGTAGTCGGGTATTTCAGTGGGGCTGGAACCCAGTTGGTGGAGCCAGTGGGTTTGACACTCTTTTAACACCAAATAACTTGGTGTTAGAGGTAGAAATTGGTACAGTAACGGTAGTTGTAACTTAGGAGTTCAAAATGGACAAAGCGGACATGAAGCAGGACAAAAAGATGATGGCTGGAGCCGTGCATAAGCACGAGAAAAGGCTTCATCCCGGCAAGCCTATGACAAAGCTAGCCAAAGGCGGCAAGACCAATGAGATGATGATGAGTATGGGTCGTGGTATGGCTAAAGTAGCCAACCAAAGGGGCAAATAATGGCTAAATTCAGCATGAAACGAGATGGTAAAGAAGTTGGCGGCGCAAGCGTCTACGCAGAGCCACACACTATGGATGGTAAGGCAATGAAGATTTCCTCCACCCCCGGCAAAGAGCCAAACCGCAGCAAAGCCGACACGGTCAATATGAGCGTTGGCAACATCAGCAAAGCTGCTGGTAATCAGCCTATCAAAACCGACGGCATTAAAATGCGCGGTACAGGCGCGGCTACCAAAGGCTTGATGTGTAGAGGCCCGATGGCATGAACTACACCGAGTTGTATAACACGATTCAAACATACACGGAGAATCAATTCCCCGATGTATACCTTGCGAGTGGGGGTACGGTTAATGCAACTACGCAGATAAACACGTTTATCACGCAGGCTGAACAACGTATATACAACTCAGTTCAGTTCCCATCCCTTCGTAAGAATCAATACACTGCGATCACGTTAAACAACAAGTACATATCTTTACCAAATGATTTCTTGGCTGTGTATTCTTTGGCGTTGGTGACGGGAGCTACTGGTAGCCCTATTAACTTGGACACAGGCACGTTTGAGTACCTACTTAACAAGGATGTGAACTTCATCCGTCAGGCGTACCCAACGCCAAACGATACAGGCGAGCCAAAATACTACGCCTTGTTTGGCCCGACAATTGTCAGTTCAGCAATTACAACTGAGTTGTCTCTTATTGTTGGCCCAACACCTGATGCCGCGTATTACGTAGAGTTGCATTACTACTATTACCCTGAGTCAATCACTACAGCAGTTACAACTTGGCTTGGTGACAACTTTGACACTGTACTGTTGTATGGCGCACTGGTTGAAGCCTACACTTTTATGAAGGGTGAGGCGGATGTAATTGCTGGATACGACATGAAGTACAAAGAAGCCCTTGCACTGGCTCAACGTCTTGGTGATGGCATGGAACGTAGTGATGCATATCGCAGTGGGCAGTATCGTCAAATGCCTTTGCCTCAAAATAACGGGGTGCGTTAATGGCATTTACCGGTAACTTCTCTTGCAATGTTTTTAAAACTGGGTTGATGAACGGTACGTTCAACTTTACTTCGGGGACGTTCTATATTGCACTCTATACCAATGCAGCCACACTTGATGCCTCTACCACGGCTTATACGGCTACGGGCGAGGTTGTGGCTTCTGGGTACACGGCTGGTGGGTTGGCACTCACGATTGCCCAAACTCCCACGGTAGGCAACTCAGGCAGCACCGCTTTTATCTCTTTTAACAACGCAGCTTGGACTTCGGCTCTTACTTCGCGGGGTGCTTTGATCTATCAAAACGGTGGTGGAAACCCCGCAGTTTGCGTTTTAGACTTTGGCGCAGACAAGACATCAACCACAACATTCACGGTACAGTTCCCCGCTGTATCAAACACATCGGCAATCATAAGGATAGCGTAATGGCACTTGTAACCACAACCAAAGGCGACATGGACGATTCTTTGCTTGAAAAGCGAGAGGGTACAGTCGATAATGACGACGAAACCACTTCATGGGTTGAGTACTGGCTAGAGGGTGAGCTTGTTCACCGTTCTGCCCATGTAACTTTGAAAAAAACCGTAACGCTTACTAGCTCAGTGGCATCTTTTTAAGGAACTATCATGGCAAATACTCAATCGATGTGTACTTCTTTTATGAGCCAGCTTATGCTTGGTGAGCATCAGCTTGGCACTGCAACACTTGTCTCACGTACCAGCTTAACCGCACCCACTACAGACACGCTCAAAGCGGCTTTGTACTTGACATCTGCAACAATAAATGCCTCTACCACGGCTTATACGGCGACTGGCGAAGTGTCTGGTACAGGTTATACCGCTGGCGGTGTGACGGTAACGAACGCCGTGGCTCCGACTTCGACCAACAGTTCAGCAACTGCTGGTGTAGCATTTTTTACGCCTTCAGCTTCACTTACCTACACCACGGTAACACTGTCTACGGCTTTTGATGCTGTGTTGATTTATAACTCAACTCAAAGTAACAAGGCTATCAGTGTTCACACGTTTGGTTCACAGACCATCACGGCAGGCACTTTTACGTTGACGATGCCAGCAAACACTACATCAGCGGCGTTAATTCGCTTGGCAACAACCTAAGCGGAGGCGGCGTAAGCCGTAGACCATGTTTGGTATATCCGCATTTGCAGAAGCCCCATTTGCGTCTATTGCCGGAAACGTAGTCGTCGTTGCCCTGACGGGCGTGTCTGCTTCTGGGAATGTTGGCACAGTCACAAATGGTGGCGTAGTAGTTGCACTGTCCGGCGTAGAGGCATCCGGCCTTGTTGGTGGGGTAATCTACAACGAGTCGGACGCAGTGTCTACTGCTGTAGCCGAAGGTTTCGTTGGTGCAGTAGAACCTGCAATTTCCGTTGCCTTGTTGGGCGTAGAGGCTTCAGGTTTTGCGGGGACGGTAACTCACGCTAAAGAAGTCGCAATAACTGGGGTTCAGGCGGTTGGAAGCGTTGGAACGGTTGAGCCGATTGTTTCACCTGCCTTGACAGGTGTAGAGGCTTCAGGCGCTTCAGGCGCTTTAGGCGTTCCTATTGTTGGTCAAATAGCTTTTGGCGATGTAGGGTCTGTAACTCCAAGCCAGTCTGTGGCGGTATTAGGTGCGGCGGGTTCTGGTGAAGTTGGTACGGTATCTTCCGCAATTTCTGTTGCCTTGACAGGTGTAGAGGCTTCAGGTTTTGCAGGGACAGTAATCCCCGGTAAAGAAGCTGCGTTGACAGGAGTGGTGGCTTCTGGGGCTGTAGGTACAGTTGGTGTTACATACACCAATGCCTTGACGGGCGTGGCGGCTTCTGGTGCTGTTGGTACAGTAATTCCAAGTAGCACAGTTGCGCTGACAGGAGTGGTGGCTTCGGGCGCGGTGGGCACGCTAGCTTTTGAAAAAGCGTTTGCTATAACAGGTGTTCAAGCAGTTGGAAGCGTTGGTTCGGTTGGATTAGTTGTTTCACCTGCTTTGACTGGGGTTCAGGCCGCTGGTTCTGTAGGAAATGTAATTGCTATATATTGGCAGTTGGTTGATGACAGCGAAACCTCAAACTGGCAAAATGTCAACAATTCTCAAACTGCTGGCTGGGCACTGGTAAACAATGCGGAGACATCCAACTGGGCTTTGGTAGATAACTCAGAGACACCTAATTGGGCGTTGGTAGACAACGCAGAAACATCCAACTGGGCTTTGGTTGAAACAGATTAAGGACACACATGGCACTCGTACTTGCAGATCGCGTAAAAGAAACTACCACCACGGCTGGTACGGGGACAGTGACGCTTCTTGGGGCGTCTGCTGGGTTCCAATCTTTTGCTGTTATTGGTGACGCCAACACCACTTACTACACCATTGCAGCCCAAACCGGCACAGAGTGGGAAGTTGGTATTGGTACTTACACCTTGTCAGGTACAACCTTAGCCAGAACAACGGTGCTGTCAAACAGTTCTGGAACACAACCTTCCGCGTTGAGTTTTTCAGCGGGCACAAAAGACGTATTTGTAACGTATCCCGCTGCAAAGTCAATCAATGAAGATGCTTCTGACAATGTGGGGATTGGTACAAGTGCGCCCACAGACAGACTTGACATTCGTTTTGCAACTGGGACAGGAAATGTAAAAGCTGGTGTAGTTGGTGGAAATAATGTAAAGCTTTACAACACTACTGGAGATATAACTTTACTTTCATCAGACGCATCATCGGATGTAACTTTAGATAGCCAGCGCAACATTTTATTTAGAACAGGTAATACTGAACGTGCCCGTATCACCTCAACAGGTGGCGTATCTTTTGGAGCAACTGGAACAGCATACGGAACGTCAGGTCAGGTTTTAACTTCGGCAGGAAATGCTCCTCCAAATTACATAAACCAATCCAGTATTGCTGCTGGCTCTGCAACTAATGCTACTTTGGCTACAACTGCAACCCTTGCAACTTTGGCTACTTTGGCTACTTTGGCTACTTTGGCTACGCTGGCTACAACAGCAACCACGGCAAACGCCACAGCGGCGGCTTTGACAGCAGGTTCGTTTTTAACAAGTGGTGGTACTTTTAACGGTTCAACTGCCCGCACGTTTGCTGTTGATGCAACCAATCTAAATACAGCCAGTAAAGTTGTTGCCCGAGACGCATCGGGTAATTTCAGTGCAGGAACAATTACGGCAACTCTGAGTGGCGCAGCTTCATCCGCAACCAATGCTACTTTTGCTTCTTCAGCAACCAATGCTACTTTTGCTTCATCCGCAACCAACGCTTCAGCAGCAACCAATGCCACCTTTGCTTCATCCGCTACCAACGCCACTTTTGCTTCGTCTGCAACCAACGCCACTTTTGCAACGACAGCAACGACTCTTAATTCTTCAAACTACATCCAAAGAACAGGCTCATCTGGAAATTTAAATACCGATTTCCAAAACACTCCCGCTGGCTCCACAAGAATCCAAGGAGATGATGCAGGTTTATCGAATAGCCCAGGTGGTACATGGTGGTTTTATGACAACATGCGTCATTACAATGGAAGTAACTATTGGGGTACTCAGGTTGCGTGGGGATGGGAAGATAACGCTAATAGACTTGCAACCCGAAATGTGCAAGCCAATAGTTTTGGTAGTTGGGTCTACTACCTTAATTCAAGTAACTATACTTCCTATGTTGCACAGCTTTCGACAGCAAGTGGTTCAGCGCCATCATATTCAGCCCGTGCTTGGGTGAACTTTGCTGGATCTAGTGGAGGAATAAGGGCTAGTGTAAATGTTTCATCTGTTACAAGAAATGGTACAGGGGATTACACAGTCAACTTTTCAACTGGAATGTCTGACGCTAATTTTTCTGGTGTTGTGTCTAGTTCTGGTGTTGTAAACGGTCAGCATTTACCTACTTTTCTTGGTAGCCCCGGTAGTAATGATACAAGTTCGCATCCCTCTGCCTCAGCGTTTAGATTTAGTTCCTACAATGTCACAAACTCAGGTTTAAGAGGCGACCCAACAGAAGTTAACGTCGCAGTATTTAGATAAGGATTCAAAATGGATGATGTAGTTATTGTTTATAAAAACAACGCAGACAAAATCACTCTTTGTTTTCCATGTCACGATAGCGGCTTAACCATAGAGCAGATCGCTAAAAAAGACGTCCCCTATAACGTGCCATATAAAGTCTTTCCTAGAGAAAGTTTGCCTGATTTTACGTTTTCAGATGCGTTTGAAGTTGATTTTTCAAACCCCGATGGCTATGGCGCTAATTGGGGTGTTGGCACAACAAAGGATGTTATGGGGTGGAATGAAGACGGGTCTCCAGTTTTAAGGGGCGACGCATGATTACAGTAAACATAGACAAAGCCAAAGTCATAGCGCACACAAAACGCCGTTTAGCTCGTGAGATGGAGTTTAAACCGCATGATGAATTAATGATGAAACAGATTCCCGGCACTGATTTAACTGCTGTTGAAGCGGCAAGGGTGGTAATCAGAGCCAAATACGCGACAATGCAAACTGCTATTGACGCAGCCTCAACAGTAGATGAAATCAAGGCAGTGATGCCACAAGGAGTTTAATTATGAGCAGCACATATTCAAGCAGCCTGCGTGCCGAGCTTATCGGCTCGGGCGACCAAGCCGGTACATGGGGAACCACTACCAACAACAACTTCGCTTACATTTTTGACTCGGCAATTGCGGGAATTAACACTGTAACTGTCACCTCCACTGCGCAGGCTCTGACCTATGTAAACGGGCCGACATCCTCTTCGGCGCTAAATCAGTCCATATATGCCATTTTAAAGTTTAATAGCGCATCTGCGGCAACGGCTATCTACGCTCCGCCAGCACCCAAAATATACATTATTTGGAACAACACCAGCTACACCATCACTATCTACAACTCTACGGTAATTGGTAATACAACGGCTGCGGGTTTAGGCGTAGCAATTCTCACCGGCAATAAGGTCATGGTGTGGTCAGACGGGACAAACTTCTATGAAGTCCAAGCCCAAAACTTAACCGGCACACTTGCTATTGCCAATGGCGGCACAGGTCAGATTACAGCCAACGCTGCGTTCAATGCACTGGCTCCAGCGCAGACAAATAACCGACTACTTCGCTCAGACGGCACAAACACATCATTTGCTCAAGCTGTTCTAACCACTGACGTAACTGGGGTCTTAGGCGCAGCTAACGGCGGCACAGGCATTGCAAATAATGCAGCAGCCACACTAAACCGCAATGGTAACCACGCCCTGACGCTTACAACTTCCGCTACAACTTCCATCACATTACCCACCACAGGCACATTGGCTACATTGGCTGGCACAGAAACACTGACCAACAAAACCCTGACCAGCCCAACCTTAACAGCCCCTGTTCTGGGTACACCCTCTTCGGGCACGCTAACAAACTGCACTTTTCCTACACTTAATCAAAATACCACAGGCAACGCCAATACAGCAACTTTGGCTACGCTTGCAACACTAGCTACTTTTGCGACTTCTGCTGGCTCCGCCACAAATGCAAGCGCCGCCACCAATGCCACCTTTGCTTCATCTGCAACTAACGCTTCTTTTGCTACCAACTCAACCAACTCAACCAACTCAACCAACTCAACTAACTCAACCAATGCAACACTTGCCACTCTTGCAACACTTGCAACACTTGCAACTTTGGCCACCAATGCAACTAATGCGATTGGCAATGGTCAAACTTGGCAAGCTGTAACAAGAACTCAAGGCGTACCTTATACCAACAATACAGGTAAGCCAATAATGCTAAGTATCAACATAGCGGGAACGCCGGGCGCTTTCATCCAATTAACTATTGATGGAGTAACTGGGATTGGTCTTTCAAGCACTAATCAGACTGGCACTTTAACTGCTACTGCAATTATTCCAAATGGCTCGACTTATACTCAAGCTGGCAATACAGCAACCCAAGCGGCTTATGAACTCCGTTAAAGATATAGCCCAACGCACTGTTTAATGGTGAAATGAAATTGACCCACTCAGCATCCTCTTTGCCGCCAATGCCTGCGTCGCTGCAATCAAGCAGGGATGCAAGCTGTACAAAGACGCTAAAACGTCTTTCATGGAGATCAAGAAGACTGTTGATGAAGTTGCTTCAGATGTCAAAGCAGTCAGAGGGTTCTGGGCAAAGCTCTTCGGAACAGCACCCGCCGCCCAAGCCAAGCCTGTGGCGAAAAAGAAGGAAGCCTACGTTGCCGTTGACGAAACCCAAGTCATGGCAGACATCGTTGTCCAGCTTTCCCAGTTTTTTAAACTGCAAGAACAGCTTGCCGACCACATAAG